ACAACTATTTTACTATATTTGGTACAAGGATTGTGGAGGTTTTTTCACAGTCTGACGTTAGCACTCACCCTAAAAACCGACACGACCGACAACAAACGAACAGAAAACGAGAGACAAAATGCCAACGCTTCTCAAAATTAAAAGAGGTGTTTTGCCAACGCACTTGCCTACACAAAAACACCACATTTAATTTTGCCCAACAGCAGCCAAGCCCACCCACCACCCTAACAAAAATTTCATCTAAAACTTTGGTATCAAAACCAAAATGATTAAATTTGCCAAAATTGTCAAGACAAAAAATTCAAGGAGATGAAAGAAACATTTGGAGAGTACATTCACAAACTTAGGTCTGACAACGGCTTGACTTTGACTAAACTTGCCGCTGCATTGGACATTGACCAATCTACACTTTCAAAAATTGAAAACGGAAAACGAAATGTACCCGAAGAAATCTTACCTAAACTTTCATCCTATTTTAATCTTGACTTAAAAAAATTAGAACACGAATATTTAAGTGAGAAAATTGCTGAGTTGATTTATCCACAAGAAGAAACCAAATCATTATTGAAAGCAGCCGAAGAAAAGGCAAAGTATATCAGAACAATAAAAACTCAACAAGGTACAATCAAGTTTTAACTATGGTAGGAGCATCATTATTTTCAAGTGCAGGCATAGCAGAAACTTACTTTGAAGAAGTAGGAATAAACATTGTTGCCGCTAATGAATTGGTTCAAGAAAGAGCTGACTTGTATCAGGCATTATATCCAAAATCTAAAATGATAACAGGAAGTATTTTGGACGAAAATGTTTTCAAAACACTTGTAAAAAATACACCCAAAAAATTAGATTTTTTAATTGCATCACCGCCTTGTCAAGGAATGAGCGTTGCAGGAAAAAACAGGAATATTGAGCAAATGCTCAATGATGAAAGAAATTATCTTGTTTTCAAAATCATTGATTTTATCAAACTAAAATCGCCCGATTTTGTATTGATTGAAAATGTTCCCACATTTTTAAAATTGGTTTTACCATACGAAAACCAACAATTAAAAGTCGTTGAAATTTTAACTCTTCTGTTTGGTAAAGAATACAATATTGAAGCGAATGTTTATGATGCAGCTGAATTTGGCGTTGCACAAAGACGGACAAGAGCAATTATAAAATTATATCTAAAAGGCAAAAAATGGGAACAACCTTTAAAGTCTGAAAAGCCAATATCAGTAGAAGAAAAAATTGGTTTTTTACCAAGCATTGAAGCGGGTCAAAATTCAAAAATAAAATGGCACTTTGCAAGAAAGCATTCGGATAGCCACGTTCAATGGATGAAGCATACACCAACAGGCCAAACTGCGTTTGACAATGAAAATTTTTTCCCTATAAAACCAAACGGAGAAAAAATCAAAAGCTACAAAACATCGTACAGACGAATTAATTGGGATGAACCTGCACCTACAATTACAATGCGTAACGATGCAATCAGTTCACAACTGAACGTACATCCGGGCAGAAAATTGAAAAATGGGACGTATTCCGATGCAAGAGTTTTGACACCTTTGGAACTTATGTTGTTATCTTCTTTACCACAAGATTGGAATATTCCCGACAACACACCCGAATTATTAATCAGAAAATGTATTGGAGAATGTATTCCGCCACTATTAATTAAAAACATTGTCGCCCAAATAAACCAATAGTATGACTTTAAGAATTGACAGTAAAAAATGGATTTTGTACCGACACACAAGGGATTTTGAAAAACTTTGTGTTGTTGCTGAATTTTTGAAGTCGTACACCAAAACAGGAATTTCAACAGAGGAGAAAACACAATTGAATTTAAAATTGCGGGAATTGGGATTGTATAATGAACGAAACCCCGATTTACCACTTGATGCAATAAATCACAAAATCAACCAGCTTTCATATTATATGTTTGGCTATCAAGCCAAAGTTGACGGACAAGACAGATTTTTATTCAGTCCGCTTGGTAACTTGTTTTTGAAACACATTGAAGACAAAGAAAAAGCGGCTAAAATATTTCTTGTTATGCTTTGGGCAGTTCAATATCAACATCCACATAGCGGAACAGATAATGAGTTTCAACTTTATCCATTTCGTTTGATTTACAAACTTCTTTCAGAGCCGAAACTTTCAAACAAACTATACGCTTTTGAAGTTGCTTATTCGGTTGTTTTTCTAAAAGAAGTAACAACAACTACATACAAAGAATTAGTAAACGAACTATTAGCGTTAAGAAAACTATCTGATGAAGAGCTTACTCGAAAATTTCAAGAAGATAGACACGCTTTTGTAAATTCTGCTTATGAGTGGGATTACTACGTTTCAAGTTTGTTTGAAAGTGCTGGCGTTTTGGCGAAAAAAGATGGTGTCGTTATTACGAAATTACAGCACGGAAATACTAACACTTTACGAAAGATAACACGAAACGAAGTTTCAATTCCCGAAAATCTAAAATCATTTGTTGAGCAATTAGAAAGCGAGTTTTCGTTTTTAGAAAAACCATTGCTACTCAATGACCCCGAACGTCTGAAAATTGATGTTATCAAAGAAATTTACAGTTTCTATCCGAAAACGCTTTTGGTTGCAATTGGCGAAGCTGTTGACGACTTTAAATTTGAATTGCTTAACCTTCCAAAACTTATTGAGCAGTATGCAAATAACAATGACGGAGCAGAAGCCTATCTTTTTGAAGATGCTTTGGCAGATGGGTTCAATATGTTCCACAATGTAGAAGCACAAAAAATTAGCGGAGCAGGAAACACAGATTTAGAGTGTTTATATATCCCAAGAAAGAAAAAATTTACTGTTGAAGCGAAATCAACTAAAAATAAACTTTCAAGCGTAAACGCAGGAAGACTTGCAGGACACAGAGAAAAAATTGGAGGTGCTTACACTATCGTTGTAACACCAAGATACGTTCCTGCTGTGCTTCAAGACATTCGCACAAGCCCAATCGTAATCATTCGTGCAAATACTTTTTCAGAATATTTGTACAACTGTATTGACAACGATATAAGAGAAATAGACTACGAGGATTTTGACAGTATCATCGTCAATAACCTTGGAAAAGACATTAGTAAAAACATTTCGGACTTGACGATTTCAAGGTTCGCAACACAAAAATAAAACCTGCTATGATTACAATTACAAGAGAAAATAATATGGAATTAATGGCAAGGTATCCCGACAACTATTTTGACCTTGCCATAGTTGACCCACCTTATGGAATTTTGAACAAAACCAAACGAGGCGGAGACCATAAATTTAATATGGACGAATACAGCCAATGGGATGTAAAACCCAATGACGAGTATTTTAATGAGTTGTTTCGTGTTTCAAAAAATCAAATTATTTGGGGAGGAAATTATTTTGGACAACTTTGGCAAAGAAGCCAATACAATAAAGGATTTGTAATTTGGGACAAAAAACAACCTGAAACATTAAATAATTTTTCAATGGCTGAAATGGCTTGGTCATCATTAGACAAGCCTTCAAAAATTTTTGAATACAGTGTAAGAAAAAACAGAAACAAAATTCACCCGACACAAAAACCTGTTGAACTTTACGAATGGCTTTTAAAAATGTATGCTAAACAAGGCGACAAAATTTTGGATACACACTTAGGAAGTGGGACAATTGCAGTTGCTTGTTACAACGCAGGATTGAGTTTAACTGCTTGTGAAATTAGTGAAACATACTATCTAAACGCCTTAGAAAAAATTAAAGAAGCTGTTCCAGAAAGTGCAATCCATTCGAATGATTATGATGCCTTTTCTTTGACTTTTCCTGAACAGAAAACTTCAAAAAATGGAATGCAAATCCTATACAAAGAACACGTTGAACAACTGAAATTATTCAAAGAAAGTAGAGCAAAATATTATGCAAGTACAAGATAATTAGCCAACGCATTTGGTGGCACATTTGTATTTTATTCCAACGCAAAGACCAACGCTAAAAAATCCAAAAGAGCACCCAAGCCAACGCACCCAAACAGACACGAAATGATAACAAACCAAAACGACAGAAAAGAAGGGCGAAGTGCTAACAGGCGTAACTGTTGCACAACCTCAATAAAAAACTAAAATTTTAAAATATTTATAAAAAGTAACCTCTTTAGAAGCTATTTTAGGAGGTTAGTTTTTTAGTTATAATTCAAAGTTGTAAAACTTGGAGTGCTTACAAACGAGTTTTTTAAGTCTAAAAAGACTGATTTTATAAAAGCCAAGT